ACGCATCCCAAGAACTTTTAACATCTATTAGTACATCCGTGTTTACATCAGGCTTTCCTGTTACCCATTCATTAGAAAATTGTTCTTCATTCTTGTAAATAAAGCCTACGTCTAAAACACTTTCAGTTAATTTAATCGCTTCGGGTTCTACTTCGTTTCCTTTGTCCGTGTATCTACTCCAGAACTCTTTATGTATTCCGTATTTTTCTTGTATTGCTAATTCTAAAATATAGCTTTTAGTAGTTTGAGAAAGACGTTCCCCCTTTGTACGGGGGTTCGTCATTATTTTGCCGATTTGTGAACAACGTACTTTCATATTTTCCCAAGCATTTCTATTTGTTCATCAGTTAAATCAAAGTTTAATGGTATATCAGCTAATTCATATTTACCACTTTTAACGGCTGCAATAGCTTTTTCAAGTCTATCATTGTCAATTTTAGGCTTTTTCTTTGTTTTAACCTGTTCTCCTGAAGCGTCCGTATCTTTGTCGGTTACTAAACCTAACATCGAACTCAAACAATATCTACGAAAATACGTAATACCCGAACCAAAGCTTTGAAAATCATTCATTCCTTTTAGTTGTACATACGGGATCATGCAGTTACTTTCTATTTGTTCACCGCTTTCTACATGAAATACTACCGTAGCTAAATAGTTAACACCTTCTTTAGTGTTTATTAATTGCGTAAATCCTAATCCGTGTTTTTGTAGTAACGGGTTTATTTCATCGAAAATTTTAGGTAAATCAGCGTAGGAATACCCGTACCCTTGTGTCGCTTTGTGAATTACTTTAACTTCTTGCTGGAACGCCGCCAGACTTTTTAATAAATGTTTCATATAACTTTGTTTAATTTTCTACAAATATAATATTAATTTTTAATATAACAATAGCTTTTAAAAAAAACTACTTAAAATAATTTTAATTGTGCTACGTGGTTATTTATTCGTTCAACCGCCTTTTCGTAGTATTCTAAATCTAATTCACAAGCCGTTAGTTCAAAGCCGTAATCATGGCACGCTATTGCTATTGAGCCACTGCCTAAGTGGGTATCAAGTATTTTATTGCCTTGTTGAGCATATTTGTCAAGGAGCCATTTGTAAAGTGCAACGGGTTTTTGGGTTGGGTGTATTCGTGTTTCTTTATTTTTCATATCACCCTGCAACATTCCTGCCCACCTAAATTCAAATTTTCTTACAGCTGTTTTATGGTTTGTCCATGCAAGTTCACAATCTGCGAAGTCATTATCTCCGTTTTGCTTATCCCACACCACCCAACTTGAGCTGTTTGATTTAGGTATATTTTCAATAAAATGATTAGCTCCCCAAATAATAACTTGTTTTGATACTCTTATAAGCTCAATAAAATAATCTTTTGATGGTGCTGAACTATCCCAATTTTTTACTGTGTACATTGTAGGTCTTGTTGCTTTTCCTCTTGAATGATTTTTAGCTCCGTCTTCACCAATCCCATAAGGCGGGTCAACAATAGCCAAATCAAAATAGTTATCAGGGTAACGTGCCATTAATAACATATTATCTTCGTTTGTTATTTCTATTTTATCCGTTACTTTCATAAAAATTTCTTTAAACCTTGTGCGCATCGTTCTATTGAATTTGCGCGCTCCTGAAGGCTTGTTATTTGTTCAAGTATAGTTTGCTTACAATCACTTGTGAAATATCCCTGTGAGTTAGCTATTAAGGGTATTAAGCTATTTGAACGAATGTAATTAACCATTTTGCGTAAACGCGGACCAGTCATTTTAATTTTGTATCCGTTGTTTTGTAAATATTGGTTCATCCGTGTTACTATTAATTCGCTTTTTATCGGATTGTTTTTCTTGTACTGTCTAAACCCGTGAATTACTATATTTAGTATTTCCATTTCTTCAGCCGTTAATTCGCTGGTGTGTTCTTCAAACCCCGTAATCATTTGTAAATGTTTTTAATGTTATTCTTTTCAGCATATCGAATTACAAAGTCTTGCGCATCTTCCAACCTTTGACTTGAATAAAGATACTGCCTATTTCTACGAACGTAAAAATAATTATAAACGTAACCGTACTTGTTTTTTACCTTAGTTGGGTAAATCCATTTTAATTTAATTTCCATTTTGTTTTGTGTTTAAATAATTATCTCTACATATAATTGCTTCTTCAATTGTTTTAAAAGTACCAATACTTTTTTTAAACCCGTTAACCCTCATTCTAACTAAATAGCTTCCAGAATTTAAATAAATATTAAAATGACCGCTTTTTGATTTTTTATCTTTATATGAATTTTCTCTATTACTTATATATTGTAAATTATCTAAATCATTATTAAGTTTATTATTATCAATATGGTCAATAACAAATTTTCTACATGACTTAATTCCGTAAAATGATTCAAACATTATTCTATGAATTAATTTAGGCATTGATTTTTTATCCTTGTATAAATTAATAATTTTATAACCGTTTGTAGTTAAAAGTATTTTTAAAACTTTTCCTTTGTTGTAATAAATACTCTTAACGTTTCCTAAATTACTTACTTGGTATAAACCTTCATAACCAATTACATCTTTCCAAATTTCAGTTTTCATAAAATAAAAAAGCCTTAGTGCTTTCGAGGTTACGGGCTCTAATCACACTAAGGTCTTAAATAAGTTTTAATTGTAGCCGTAACCCTACATTACAAATGTACTATTTATTTTCTAATTCTTTGCATTTTAATTTATAAATTTTAATTATTTCTTTTAGTTCTTCAATACCGTATTTTTTTTCTTTGCTTCCGTTTTGTTCTAACCATTCAACACGTTCAACACCTATTTTAATTATTAATTGTTTTCTGTATTCAATTTGATTACCTGAAAGCATAACGTTACATTTATAACATGAAGTCCAAACATTATCTTCGTGAAATCTTACATTAGAATGACCACCAGCGCTTAAATAATGCGAAGCGTGTTCAACTCCATTTATTTTCTTTTGACACGAAATACAAACGTTCCCAGCATCACGTAAACGAATGTATTTATTAAATACTTGTTGCGCTAATTTTATATAGTCCTGGACAGTCATTAAGTCTAATTTTAACTTCGCTTTTTTCTTTTGCCAGTTCTTTTGTTTTACTTCGTTTATCCATTCAGTTACGCAATTAGGGTCAAAGCAATTTTTTTGTAAAAACACGGACGGTTCAAAGGGTTGTTTACAGTACTTACATTTTCTTGACTTCATATTTCACCGCTTATTAACATTTCTAAATGCTTATTCAAACTCTTATTTTCTTGTTTTAGTTTTATATTTTCAAGTTCTAATTCGTGGTTTCGTCTATTCGTAGCCATCAGCATTTTATCTACGTGGTTTAAATATTGCACCGCTTCACCTACTTCGGTTAAACTCTTTTCCATTGAAGAAATTAAGTCGGTACGGTGTTCGTGTTTTTCTTTGATGTTATCTAAACTAAATTTTATCTTCCAGTAAAGTACATTTAAACCCGCTTTACGTTTTATCATTTCTAACATATTTCTTAATTTAAAATGGCATAGTCATTTCGCCATTTGCGTTTTCAATTGGTTTTAGTTCTTCAAATGCTCCTTGCTTCATTCGTTCACTAAACGAAAGTAATTCTTTTCCGTTTACAATATCAGGATTACGTACAGGAAAACTATTTGATTTTACGCTTTTAGGTCGGTGTTTTTGTAGCGGGTCAACGTTACCAATTACAAACCCTAAACCCGAATTAAAATTACACATTACTGGTTCGTTTAATCCAGTGTGTTTACCGCCTGTTTCAACGTCTTTTATTTTTTCTACGTTGATCCAAGTTGAATATTTCATTATAGGGTCTTTTACTAAACGATGAATTACAAAGAAATCGTCGCAACGGTTACTAAATGCTTTACCACCTTCAATATGGTCTTTTAACGGTGCTTTTAAGTTACCCTTCCATTCGCCTTCCGTGTAAATATTTGCACCCCTACCGCTTTCAGTATTCGGGTGCGTGTTTATGTACAAAGTCATTCCCGTAAAATTAACCATTTGACGCGCTTTATTCATGAATTCATAGTTACCTTCATACGTCATTTGCCTATCTAAACCCGTGAACGGGTCAATTAAACCTACTTTGCAATTACTATCTTCAAATATCTTTAACAATTCTTCAGGCTTGTATAGTTTTGAGTTGTCTACAAATTGAAAGTATTGTTCTAAATAAGTTGAATAAGTCATTATTTCTTCTTCAGTAAGTGTTTTAAATTGTTGACCTGAATACATTTGAATTAAATCACGTAATATTTGACCTTTTTGATTTTCACCACTCCAGATACAAAACGTTAATTCGTGTTTTAGTGCCAAATTTAAAAAGTACCAATTTATCCAATACGTTTTACCTACGTTGTCGTGTCCTAAAATGATATTTAGTTGTTTAGGTTTGAATCTTAAATAATTGTCTAAATCGCATCCTATTTCTAAACCTTGTTTTATTTTACCATTACGGTAGTTCAATAAATAATCTATTGAGTCTCCAGCTGTTTTTAACATAATCCTTGTGCTTTAGCGATATAATATTCGGGCGGGTTCGGGTCGTTGTCTTGGTCGTATTGTTTAGGGTTTCTATTATACCAAGTTCGTAAGCGTTGTTCTATACCGAAAGTTTTTTCTTTTTCAAATCTAAGCTTTTTATCTTTATCTCCGTGTTCAGTCCAGTAATCAAAAAATTCTCGTAGCATTTTTTTAGGATACTCATCAATAAATAAAGAAAGCGAAGCGTAAAACTTGCTTTTACGTTCTTCTATACTTTCTATTACTTTATCATTTACATTTACATTTACATTATCAGCTATTTTTGCTATATCATTTATGCGTTTGCTATCATTTGCTATATTTTGCCATCTTTTGTTAGCACCTGCTTTACCCGCTTCACTTCGTTTTTCTTTAGTTTCTTCGTACTTTACCAAGTCCCTTTTTAATTGTTGTTGAATAGGTGTAAATCCTAACTTAATAATTAAGTCGTCTGTTTCTGGGTTCTCATCATTTACATATGAAAATATAAACTTTATCAATTCACCCGCTTTGTCATTAGGTAGTTGTTCAAAAATTGCTTTTTGATCAGCGTACAAAATAAATCCTTTTTTGTCTTTTGCCATTTTAAAAAAATTAAGTCATAAAAAAAACCCTGCAAATCCCGTGCGTCTCACTTCACGTTCATTACAGAGTTTTAATAACTTCTTTAAGTTCTATTGTGTGAGACGGAACTGAATACAAATATACAAATTATTTTTTAATTACCAACTATCTACATTCGTAACACAAAAATTTTCACCTACATTTCCTTCAAACCATACCGAGTAATCAAAACACCAAGTCTTAGAATTACCCGAACACGAATTCCTAACCGT